CCCCGCAGACGGGAAAGCCGAAATACGCCGATTCCGAAGGGGCTGAATCGAGTGAGACGATTCAAGCAGGAACCTGGCTTCGTATGTTGCCGGGTGAAAAGGCTCAACCCTTTGAAGGCGATAACGCCGGGCAAGGCTATGCCGATTTTGTTCGTTGGGAATCGCTTTTGTATTCGGCCGGAATGGACATTCCATACCCGTTGTTAACTGGTGATTGGGCCGGATTGAATGACCGGCTTGTTCGTGCATTTCTGAATGAATACCGCCGTTCTATTAGTTTTGATCAAGAAAACCTTTCTGGATTTCAAGTTGCGTTCGGCATTTGGCGTTGGGTTATTGAAACGTTGATTACGACGGGGTTGCTCTCAGCTCCAGGGTTTGCATCTAATGCGTGGAAATATTACGCGGTAGATGTTCGCCCGGATGCTTGGAAGCATCTACACCCAGAACAAGACATTAACGCTCGCAATAAAGCTGTATCGTCTCATATTTCCAATGGTGAACGGGAGGCCGCGGAATACGGCACCGACATTGAGAAGAACATGCAAATTAATGCACGACTGCTTAAGAAATGGCAGGAGGCTTGTAAGAAAGAAGGTATCGATATGCCCGCCAAATTAGGCGGGCTTTTTAGTGCCTTAGAAACAACGGGAGCCGGTGAAGATGAAACATAATTTCGCCCTAAATTATTTGATGTCACAGCCTTGGGCGTTGGATCAGCAGCTTTTATCGCTGATGAGCGACATCGCCAATCGAGAGGTGGACAGCCTATCGCTGGATGATTTCGTTCCTGAGTCCCTGGCGAATAAATCGGGTAAAGCCCTCACTCGTGGGATGGAAAAGCGCGAAGGGGGAGTTGCACTTATCAGTGTGAATGGGGTGATCAGTCGTTACGCCAACCTGTTCACAAATATTTGTGGGGCAACCACCACGCAGCTATTAGCGCAGGATTTCAATCAAGCCCTGAATGACCCATCAATTAAGGCCATTGTCCTTAATTGTGACTCACCCGGCGGCGAAGCGAATGGCATTCACGAGCTGGCGGAAATGATTTACCAGGCACGAGGCAAAAAGCGCATTGTCGCGTATGTCGGCGGGATGGCTTGTTCTGCGTGTTATTGGATTGCGAGCGCCTGTGATGAAGTGGTCATCGATGCAACGGCCAGCGCGGGGTCAATCGGGACGGTGCTGCAAATGCGCCGCCGCCGAGCAAAAGCCGAAGATGAATTCGAAACCATCGAAATCGTGTCGAGCCAGTCGCCCAACAAACGATTGGATCCGGGCACAGAAACCGGACGGGAAGCCTATCAAAAACACCTCGACGATTTAGCCGAAGTGTTCGTCCAACGAGTCGCCAGAAATATGGGCGTGGACCGTGACACGGTTATTAACGAATTCGGTGGCGGCGGGATCCTTGTGGGTCAAGCCGCCGTTGATAAAGGTATGGCTCACCGTCTCGGGAGCTTGGAGGGCGTTATCGCCGAACTTAAAACAGGAAAGACCAAAACAATGCCAGATCCAGAGAAGACAAAAACAGGCGCGGAAAACGAGGGCGAAACCATCGTGTTGACGTTGCCAGGTTCTGATGCTGTTAGTGCTGCAGATATTATCGCGGCGATCACAGAACAGCGCCCTGATGTGATTGAAAGCATCAAAGGTAAGGCGCCAGAAATGGCCCTAGACCACGCGGCCACTCTGGTCGCACAGTGTGCGAGTGCCGGTGTCCCTGCTTTTTCAGCCACGCTATTGAAAGACGGCATCACAAAGGCAGAAGCAGAGAACAAAATCAAGATGGCTACGGGGCTAAAAGATACGCTCGCCGCCTCGGGTTTATCTGGAAGTTTCGATTCGCTGATCGGTTGTATCGATGATCCGGTGAAAATGGTGGGTCAAGCTATTCATGAGGCAAAAGCCGCCGCGGATGAGAATGGAGATTTGACTCACCAAATTGTGGACAAGGACGGTAAAAAGTCCACCGCATTAAGCACAAGTGAAATTTACGCCAAACGCCGTTAACCGGCGATAGGTTTTTTAATCCTGGAAAGTAAGGAAAGAAAATGCAAGAAAATGCAATGTTGCCACGTGCAGGCGCCCATGTGGCGGGAGAGGTTGCTGGCGTATCACGCGATCAGATTGTCGTTGTTGGTGGCGCTTACGCCTCCGGAACGGTTCTGGGTCTTAAAGATGATGGTACATACACGCAACTGGATATTTCAGCAGAAGCCGCGGAAGCCAATACAGCCGAAGTTATTTTATATGGCCATGTTGATGCTTCGACGGATCCAGTTAATGCGGTCGCTCATGCGCGCGTTTGTGCGTTATATGACGCAAAACTCACTTGGCCAGAAGGTATCACCGACGTACAGAAATTGGATGCGGTGACTAATTTGGCTAAACAACAGATCGTCCTGCGTTAAGCGGGACGTTTTATTTCTATTTCGATAAAGAGAGAAACACATGGAAATTCA